TTACGCGGGGACCGTGGTCGTCGTACCTTCCGATGTGACGCCCGTCGCACCGACCTTGTCCGATTTGTTTCCGTACCAGTTATCATTCGTTCCGGCTTTGTATCCGCCGCTAATGGAATACGTTCCCTGGAACATATTCCTCGTGACCGTGTTAAATTGCGATCCCACGACTTCTCCGTACACGTCGAGCTTGACCGTCGCCGTGAGCGCCGAGTTATCCGGCTTGAGTCCGATCTCCTGGAACAGATTGTCGTGGATAAAACTCTGCCGCATAGTCGCTTTGATATGACGCAGGTTCGAATGGAACACGTTCTCGGAAATCTCGGCGCCTGTCGGGAACGACGTAGTCGAATGTCCGAGTATGGCGCATCCGTATGTCGCGGTATTCAAATACGAGAACGTGTTCCTTCGAATCTTGATCTGATCGCTTCCTGCGATATAGATCCCGTAGTACGATCCCGTCCGTCCCTGGAAAGAACAATCTTCGATTCTCGTGAAATCCGCGTTAGTCATTGCGATCGCTATTCCGCCGGTCGTGGGAACACGAAACCGAATACCCGAAATAAGGCAATTCGTTCCCGTCAATGTGAGTAACGTATCCCCGGCCTCGGACTCCATCCAGACGCACGAGTTCCACGTCGCGCCCGCATTAATGAAAGACAGTTTCTTCGCGCATGTGACGGCCTCGGTGAACGTTCCCTTCATGTAGAGAGCATCCCCATCAGACGCCGCGTCTACCGCGACCTGAATCGTCTTGAACGGTTTCTCTGCCGACTGCCCGTCATTCAGCGTATCGCTTCCCAGCGCGCTGTCCACGTACCATCGTTCGCTGAACGCGAGGAGCGCGGAGTAGAGCTCGGAGAAATTGCGGTCGCAGATATCCCCTATGCGATCTCCGTTGTTTCCCATCGCGAACTTCAATTGACTCATTGATCGCTCCTTATTCCGGAATGACCGGAAGTATCGTGCATCGACAATTACAATTCTCTCCAGCGTCCGATCCCGTGCCCGGAGCATCCATCTCGTCTCCACCGACTTTGAACGACTCATCTATTCCCACGATCTGTCCATCCGCCTCAGCGTGCGAGTCCCTTGTCCTATCGTCCTGAGTGGCGAGCCACTCTTTCTTTTCTACGCCGTCCGCTCTATACGTTAAGAACTGTCCTTCGTTGACCGTCGCGGCGCTTTCCGTTCTCGCTATCGTATTCGCCCTGTTCCGATCCATCTCATCGTACACATCGTCGGTCGCATCCAGTATTCTATTCGACAGCTTTCCTCTTCCTTCGCCCGCGTCTATTCCTTCTTGTAAAGACGCCGCTATCTTAGCTCTCAACTTCTCTTGCGTCGTATCGTTAATCCCTTCTGCTCTCAACAATCCATTCTCTTTGATCCAGTCTCTGAACGTCGGATTCACGATATCCCACGTAGGACCGACCGCGTCCTTGAGCACGATATCAGTGAGCGCTTTCCCGTGTACGACATCCACGGCATGATCGTAACCGTGCTTGAAGGCCAGCATCCACGGAGTCGTTAGTGCGGTCTGTACGGACTTGTCCGCGTCCTTGCCGAAGACTGACTTGAGCGCGTGCTCAATGACTACTGATAGGTCGCCGTCCTTAGACAACGCGGCCTTGACTTCGGCTCTCTGCTTCGATACGATGGACTGAACAGCTTTTACGAAGGCTGGCTCGGATCGCGTAGCTCGATTATCGAAAGCTTTCCATACGGCGCGTCGTGCGTCTTTGGAGAGGGTCTTGTGGGAGAGAGACTTTTCGCCCGTGTCAGCTTGGATAACGACATTCGCTCCGTTCCAATCGGCGAATCTATCTTTCGCTTTCATACGAACCTAGCCTTCACACGTATCTCTTGATGACCGCTCACAGGAATTGGATTAATGAAGACGCTCTCTATCTTAAGTTTAGAGCCTCTTCCGAATACGATTTCGCTCTGAGAATCGTAGTCCGATCCCATCGTCTTCGCCATATCGAACCCTCGTTTTCCGCTCGGCGCTATCGTGAACACGACTTGTTTTTCTTCGGACATCCCGTTGGCGAACTCAATCGCTGTCTTCTTATCTGTCGTAGTCGATATGAATCCTTTATCTTCTATGGTCATACCTTTCAATTTACCGATCGTCTTATCCGTTATCTTCGTTATCCCGACCTGTTCCATCATAGCGTTCACCATTCCGTCACCGGCTCCTCTATACACGTCTACAGAAATCTCATCAGACGCCTCGATATCCGCGTCAAGAATACGCGCTTTGCTTTCTTGTTCTTCTGTCGCCGATCCATCGCGTAAATTAGAATTGAGTTCCGGGCCTATCTCTGTCGCGTACTCGTCCATACCACTGATTTGATCTTTACTGAATCCTAATCGGTCTCCTGGATTTTCGTCGCCGTCTCCATCTCCATCAGACCCCGAATCTCCTCCAGATCCTCCCCCGCCTTCTCCGAACCGTCCGTTCTCGTCTCTCGGTTGATCCGGGTCGTACTTTCTTATCACCTTCCACGCTACCCTAACAATCTCTTTAATATCATCCTTATGATCTTCCTCAGGCGGAGTCTTCGTTTCTTTCTCATCTTGCTTCGGTTTATTCGCGCCTTCTGCAGGAGCCTTGTCTGTCAACGAGACTTCCATCACATTGAACGTCCTAAGCAGGATATCGCCCTTCCCATTCGGCAAAGGTTTCTTCTTATTCGCTGAGCGCCACTCGTCCACTGTCATCGATCCGTTAGCAAGCCCCGCGTTCGCGACAGTGAGCGCGAAGGCTTGATCCTCAGGGACGATCTCATCGAACACGAGCATGATAGTCTTATCGAACTTCGGAACAAACTGTCTATTGAGCGCGGCCTGTTCTCTCTTCAGTTCCTTGCTTACGGACCCCTTCGTCCAGAGGTACCATGCCGAGTCGATTGTCGATCGGTTACTATTCTCCAGAATGCCCTGGAGCTCGGGAGGCAGACTCCAATGCTGATTACATATGTCTCTAAGGAAACGCCGAGTCTCTACGAAATCTATCTCCCTCGCGCTATCCGCGAGCTTCGTTATCTTACTATCTTTCCAAGGTATGATTCCAGGTTTCCGCGCATTGAGGAATCCGCCTACTTTCTGAAACCAAGACTCTCGGAAACGATCCGCCACTTCCTGCGTCGCGCCTGGAGCCTCGATTACGATAGGAGGCGTCGCGTCATTGTAGAAAAAGTTCTTTCCGTACTTCGCGGCGAACTCGTCTGTCTCTAACTCGTCACCTATAGCTTCGGCGCGCGCCCTTCCACGACCGAACGGAGACGTGATATCTGGGTCCTTGAACCAGACCACGTCTTCGGGTATAACAGGTAAAGGCTTGTGAGTCATGTTCCCGAGCGGAACAATAAAGTAGTATGGATTTGTGACCGTCGGAGTGGATAAGACCCAATTCGGCGGAATAGGATAGACCTCCCGCGGGATCCCGCGCAGATCAGGCTCCATTATCCAGAACGCCTCGCCTATCAGCTTCCGATAAATCGTCGTTAGAAAACGCAATGTGAAACCATCCATCTCGGGATGATCCGGCATTGGATTCTCCAACACGTCGTAGATAGGATGTTCTATTATCGGGTCAGCATTGTCCTTGTCGAACTTGTACTTCTTCTCGTCGAACAGCTTGAACGAAGTGGTTGCGCAATCTTCAGCGAGCATCGCGAGCGCGTCCAGGCGAGGAGAAGTATGAAACATTTCGTAATAGAGCTGAGTCGTTCGACGAGGAGGGTATGACCATAACGGTTTCAGCGAGCTGCGGATTCCCATCTTCTCGAGAAGCCTCTTGACCCAGAGGTCTTTCGGCTCAGCTCTGTCTGGTCTCATTCAAGCTCCTGTTAAAGTACGACGAGTCCAACGATGAGTACGATAAGCCAAAATATCATTTGACAAGCGATATTTATTCTGTGTGATGTTCCGTCATTCCATCCATGTGTGTAGTCTTCGTACTCGTCTGAGTATATCGCCATACTACGCTCCATACGTCTCGTCGATCCACGCGTCGATATCGTGCGCCGCAGACGTGTCGTTTCCGCGAGCTTGGATCCGATCCAAGATGGTCTGGTACAGATTCTCTTCCTCGATCTGCTCTATGACGAGCTCGGAGACTTGCGTCACGAGCTGATAGTCCCCGTCGCTCAGCGCTTGTCCATAGATCGCGTTCAGCATCGCTGTAGTCAGGCGCTCAACTTCGAGGGCTGACGAGAACAGATCGTTGAACGATACGAACGAACTCGAATCGCTGTACGAATACGGCTCAGGTATGAGCGTCTCGTTCCGATCCTCGATCCACTTCTGTACAATGAGCGCGTGCTTCCTCTCTCCTTCTGCTTCCCTGCTAAAAAAGTCGGCGGTCGCCTCGAATCCCCTGAACCTCGCCCA